TGTTACTGAAATGAAGAAAGCAGAAGGTAACCTTACTGTAAAACAATTAAAAGATATTGCTTGGGAAAGACAAAAAAAAATATTTGCAACTCACCCTAAAGGTGTTTTAAAAAGAACTGAAAGCGATGGCACTGCACAGTCGGTACATACAAAAGGTTATGAATACTTTTGTCCTCCTAAACATATGTTTGTAGCTCCTATTTGCGATAAAGAAACTTGTAAGCTTAGAAAACTTGGGATTGGTACTCAAGCACCAGATATTAAAAATGAATTTACAGATCTAACTTACACAGAAGATTCAAAAGGTATTTTATTTGAGTGTGATTTTAGAGATAAACATATTACATTTAAACCGGAAGATACTAAAGACGAGAAATCATGGCGTGTATGTTTAGCTAAGTACAGAATCTTTTGGCTTACTTTACCTAGACCTAAAAAGGGACCTAGTCCATTTGAGTTATTAATGAAGCATCTATTAGAAAGTGCTGTAGAGAATACTGCATTTAAATACGAAGATACAGTAGAGGAAGAAAAATATAATACACTTAAAATATTCTTTGAAAGTACAATTGAACAAGATGATTTTACTAAACTTAAAGATGGTTACACAGTACTAGATAGTAAGGTAAACATTTGTTATTTTAAACGTAATACACTTGCAGATTTTTTAGGTAGACGTAAAACTCCATTTAACACTGTTAACCAAGCAGTTAGGCTACTTAAATGTGAAAAACATGATTTCTTTGAAGGTGAGCGTAACGTCTGGTATGTTACTATGCCTGATTTTGTTAACCACCAAAAGATAAAATCAAAAAATAATAACCAAGAAGAACTTAGTGAGATGGATGATGGATACCACGCAAAATTTAGGACTCCAGAAACAAAAAAAGATACACAACAAAACAATTAAAATCTTTGGTCCTCCAGGAACAGGAAAGACTTGGACTTTAATTGAAAGAGTTGTTAAAAAATACCTTAAACAAGGTACTGATCCAGAGAAGATTGCTTTTATATCTTTTACTAACAAGGCAGTAGATACAGCTAAAATAAGAGCTCTAGAGGCTTTCCCTAATTTAAACTCACAATCATTTTCAAGGTTTAGAACATTACACTCATACTGTAGAAGATATTTTGAAGAAGAAATATTTGATACTAAGGACTGCATGATCGATTACGCATTAACTAATAGTTTTGTTAAAAGATCAGATAATAGATTGTCTCAAGATAATTTTACCTATGTTGATTGGTCCTTAGGTGTTTATGATAAATCAAGAAACTTATTAGAGGATCCAATATTAGTTTATAAAAAAGAATCACAAAAGAAAGAATCCCTTGATGTGTACACTAGGAAGATAAGTACTTACGAACATTACAAGACAGTTGGGGGTGAAAGATCTTTTTTAGATTTTACAGATATGATTGAAAGAGCGCTACATGAAGTAGAGTTTCCAGCATTAGATGTATTAATATTAGATGAAGCTCAAGACTTTACTCCATTACAATGGTCTTTAATTTATAAAATGTCTGAGAATGTAAAAAGAATTTATTTAGCAGGAGATGATGATCAAGCTATCTATCAATGGAATGGTGCAGATACAAATTACTTTACTAAGTATTTTCCAGGTCGAAAAGTAGTGTTACGTAAGACTAGAAGATTTGGTACTGCAATACACCAGTTCTCACAGATAATTAGAAAAGGAATAATTGATAGTGTTGATAAAGAATTTGAACCTTTAGTCAAAGACGGGACTGTTAAGAGATATTTAAGTTTTAAAGAAATACCTTTTGAAAAAGATGATGGTAAATGGTTTTTACTTGGAAGAATACACACAACAGTTAATGAACTAAAAGCATTAGCAAAAGACGCAGGGATATATTTTGCAGATAACAAGGGTCGTAAATCATTTGATCAGAATCAATGGATAGCTATTAAAGCCTGGACAGCTATCTCTAATGGTAAAGAGATTATGAAAAAAGAAGCTGAGGCCATGTATAGATACATTAGACAAGTAACTGACTCTGATTATAGAACTACTAAGTTCTGGTCACAACAACCTGACTATACAAGGTATAACTTCACGGCTCTAAAAGAATGGTGTGGTTTAGATTTACCTGATGATGCACAAAAGAAACAATGGTGGTGGATCCTTAGACGTAACTTTAAGCCAAGACAAGTTATTTACTTTTTAAGATTATTGAGAAGATATAAACAAGATAAGTTAAACGGTAACCCTAATGTTATAATAGATACAATACATTCTGTTAAAGGAGATGAGGCTAACCATGTGTTACTTTATTCAAAAGCGAATTGGCCTGCAAGTTACAGACATAAAAACAATGAAGAAAAATCAAATGAAAAGAAAGTTTGGTATACGGGAGTAACACGAGCAAGAGATAGCCTACATTTATTAAGTACTGATTATAAATACCATTACCCCATTGGTGAAGATTATCTTGTATATTTACAAGGAAACAATTAAAAGGAGAGAGTATGGAAGTAAACAAAGAACCAAAATTAAGAATATTATCATTAGGAGCTGGTGTACAAAGCTCAACAATGGCCTTGATGGCTGATGCAGGAGAGTTTGGGGTTAAACCAGACGCAGCGATCTTCGCAGACACGGGATGGGAACCTGAGCCAGTGATAGAGCACCTTGAGTATCTTAAAAGTGTCCTAAGTTACCCTGTACACATTGTTAAGAAAGGTAATATTCAAGATGACATCCTCACGGCTCTCGGACCAGGCGGTAACCAATTTGCTTCTGCTCCATTTTATACATTAAACGAGAACGGTAAAAAAGGAATGGGTCGTAGACAATGCACTAGAGAATATAAAATAACTCCGATCGCTAAAAAAATAAGAGAGTTATGTGGTCTTGTACCTAGACAAAGGTTTCCTAAAACAGAACATATAGAAGTATGGGTAGGTATATCAACAGATGAGATCATGCGTATGAAACCATCACGATTTTGGTGGCAGAAAAATGTATGGCCACTAATTGATAAGAAAATGTCTAGAGAAGATTGTTTAAAATGGTATGAAGGTAAAGGTTTTAAAATACCAGTAAAATCTGCTTGTATTGGATGTCCTTTTCATGATGATAATTTTTGGATAGATATGAAAAACAACAGGCCGAAAGAATTTGCATCTGCTGTAGAATTTGATAAAAAGATGCGTATGCACAACCCAAAAGTAAAAAACTTTGTACATAGAAAATGTGTACCTTTAGATGAAGTAAAGTTTAAAAACGATGAGGGTCCTGATTTATTTAATAATGAATGTGAAGGGATGTGTGGTGTATGACAAATAAAGATATGTTTGATGAATCATTTCCACAAGATAGGCAGGTTGGGGGAAATCATTATAAAGAGTTTCATATACAGCCTTATGAGTTTATATCAAAGAATAATCTCTCATTTTTTCAGGGCAACGTAATTAAATACGTTTGCAGATACAAAAACAAAGCAGGAATACAAGACCTTGAGAAAATAAAACATTATTGTGATTTAGAAATAAAAAAACTTACAGATGATAAAGCAAAAAAGCGTAGGTAGAAATTGGAGCTTACTCTATAGAAAAATATATGGAGCTAAAATTAAAAAACTTACCGAGCGTAATGAAAACTTATACAACGAAAATCAAAAATTGAAAAAAAGATTAATGAAACACGAAGGGCAAAGAAGATTTTATTATCTTAACGAAAAGGCATCCGCATGACAGGTTTACAATTAACATTTAATTTAAAAAAACATATTTGGTCTTGTCCATCAGAGTACAAGGATCTTTCTCAATATGACGAGATAGCAATTGATTTAGAAACAAGAGACGAAGGTATTAATAATAAGTTGGGTGCAGGTTGGGCAACTGGTAATGGGTATGTTATTGGATTTGCTGTAGCAGTAGAAGGATGGCAAGGTTATTATCCTTTTAAACATTTTGGTGGTGGTAATATGATTGAACCACAAGTAATTCAATACATGAAAGATGTGTGTAAGTTACCTTCAAGAAAAATATTTCACAATGGCCAATACGATATAGGTTGGTTAGAACAAATGGGTATAAAAGTAGAAGGTGAGGTAGTTGATACAATGATTACAGCTGCTGTAATTGACGAGAATAGATGGTCCTATAGCTTAAATGCATTAGCTAAAGATTATCTTGGTGAGCTAAAGTCCGAACAAGATCTTAAAGAAGCTGCAAAAGATCACGGTATAGATCCTAAAGGGGAGATGTGGAAGTTACCTGCAGAGCATGTTGGTTTTTATGCAGAGCAAGATGCAAGGTTAACTTATCTTCTGTGGCAAAGATTTAAACCAGAAATCACGAATCAAAATTTACAAACAGTATGGGAACTTGAGACTAAACTATTACCTATCTTAATTAAGATGAGGCAGAAAGGTGTGAAAGTAGATGTTGAAAAAGCCCATAGATTAAAGAAAGAATTTCAAGCTCAGGAAAAAGAATTTTTAATAAAAATAAAAGAATTATGTGGAAAAGAAGTAGATATATGGGCAGCAAGACAAATAGGCGAAGCCTACGATAAACTAGGGATAGATTATCCACGTACTGACAAAACTCATGAGCCATCTTTCACACAAAATTGGTTAGCTAATTCGAAACACGAAATTAGTAAATTTATAGCACAGGCCAGGGAGATCAACAAGTTTCATGGTACATTCTTAGACTCAATATTAAAATACGAACACAATGGAAGGATACATGGAGAAATTAATCAGTTACGTTCTGACAGTGGGGGGACTGTCTCTGGCCGTCTGTCTATGGCTAATCCTAATCTTCAACAGTTACCCGCTCGTAATAAGGACTTTGGACCAAAAATCAGAGGTCTCTTTTTACCCGAGCCAGGTTGTAAATGGGGAAGTTTTGATTACTCACAGCAAGAACCAAGAATGGTAGTACACTATGCAGCCTCTATTGGTGAGGGCTATGAAGGCTCTAATGAACTAGTAGAGGCGTATACAAACTCAGAAACTGACTTTCACCAGACTGTAGCCGATTTAGCAGGCATAGAACGAAAGCAAGCAAAGACAATAGGGCTAGGATTAATGTATGGTATGGGGAAAAATAAGCTGGCCAATTCTCTAGGATTATCAACTGAAGAAGCATCAGCCCTAATAGCAAAATATAATAGAAAGGTTCCATTTGTGAAGCTATTATCTGATAGATGTATGAAGAAAGCAAGTGATGAAGGTGTTATTAGAACTAAAAAAGGAAGAAAGTGTAGATTTGAAATGTGGGAGCCAAGAGACTTTGGTATCCATACAGCTGAAACTTTTGAAAATGCTTCATCAAAATATGGTCGAAGTAATATCAAAAGAGCTTTTACTTACAAAGCATTAAACAGATTAATACAAGGGTCTGCTGCTGACCAAACTAAACAAGCTATTGTAGCTTGTTATGAAGCAGGTCATTTACCTAAAATACAAATTCATGATGAACTTTGTTTTGATGTAGAGAATGAAAAAGATGTAAAAACAATTAAAGAAGCAATGGAAAACTGTATGGAGTTCAAAGTTCCAAGCAAAGTTGATGTTGCGTTAGGAGATGATTTTGGACAAGCTTCATAAAAATATAATACAAGGTTTTGGTGAAACTATTTGGCCTCTATATACAATATTTAAAGATAGATTAGAACTTAGAAAGTTTGAAGATCTTAAAATGATTCACGGAACTCATGCAGAGTTTAAAGCTACAGTTAGATCTGATATCGAAAAAAATGGATTACTGTGTCCAATAGTTATAGACCTTAAAAATGAAATTAGAAACGGTAACCATAGATTTAAATCTATTAGAAAACATGGTGATGCTAGTTTCTTTTATGTTGCTAAAACAGATCAAGAAGTAAATTTCTTTTCAAGATTAAATGTTTTGACCTGGGAACTTCACCCGGACATGAGTAAAATTATGGATAAATTATGGGAAGGTAAAATGAAAAAATATACAGAAAAAGTTCCGCATTTGTTTACCGAGAATATTAGAGCGACAAATATCCTATAACAAATTAATGTTTTTTGAAAAAAAAATAAAAACTACTAATTAAGCAGTTTTTTGAAAAAGAGCTTCTGCATCAATTACACTTTGTGTGTTGATCGCAACTCTTAGTTCTTTAATTTTAATATCGATCCACTTCATGTCGGTAGTAACTCTACCTTGTGACAACGCTTGGCTGGCCCATTTGGATTCCAGCTGTAGCTTCTCCGATATCAACTTTTGCAGTGCCATTATCTAGCTCCTCATAAGTAAGATGGAATCGACGTTTACCACGACCGAAACCATCGGTTTCTACAGAATACTTTTTATCAATTATATTCTGCGCAAAGCCTTCTATCGCATCCTCATCATTAGCAGCGTTTACGACACTAGTAAAATATAGCCCAGCTGCGTAACATTGAAAACGATAGTGCTTCATAAGATTATCTTATCGTATTAGTTGTGTTAAATCAAGTATTTAACTTATTCCTGTCAACTACACAAGCTATTTTTAATTGAGTTATTTTGACCCCTACCTCTGTTAAATTAACCCCTATTTCATTAACTTTTTTAACTGCTAAGTCTTTACAGGTTTTTTCATAGTAATATATTATTGGGTCCTCATTGATATAGGCACACTGCTCTACACCAGTCATTGGGTTAATTGTGCATAAAATACCAAATAAAAAAAATTCTTTCATAAATTATATTAGCACAAAATACAGCTTGACATAGACGATGGGATTTCTTATATATATGGGACAATTATAACATAGGAGATAATATGAATATGATGCTAACTGCAATAGGTATACTATTTATAGTTGTATCTGTCGAAGCACATCCTGACTTCATCGGAATGGAGTTGGGAATGTTACTAGGAACAATTGGAATATTACTTGTGTATATTCCATTGTATAAACAAGAGGGGAAAACAAAATGAAACTTACTTTGATAATACTTTTACAGATAATGTTAGTAAGTTGTGCTAAAGACTTACAGCCTAATCCTTATACGACGATAATAAAACAAATGATGAAAGGAACCAATGAATCTAAAAAGTAAATCAAAGTTATTCAAAGCATTAGTTGAGAAGATAGACATTGCTCTATCTGAAGGAACTAATTTTGATGAGATAGCTGGTAAATTAAAAAACGTACATATTAAACATAAGGATGTGTATGAAAAACCATTACACACAGATCTGTGTACGATGTTAGCAATGAATGAATTGGAGAGCAGATGAGTTGGATTCATTTAATAATTGGAATAGTAATACTTACATTATTATTTCCAAAACTTGCATTAGTGTTAGGAGCATCGATATGGCTATTTTAAAAGTATCAGAGATGGGTTGGAAAGAAAAACAATTTGCAGCGCATCATAGATTAAGTAAAAGAAAAGGTTGGGACTTTAGTGATAACAATCCTTATTTCGAAAGATTTCTTATAGTTCTACCAAACCCAAGAATAAAAACTAAACAACAAATGAAAGAGGAGTTAAAAAAACATGGATATAAATAAATTTAAATCAGTAGCAGTAAGAAAACCTGATTACGATGTCTTACAAGGACTTTGCAATCAAAAGTTTAGGTCCCCTGCATCAATGATTTCAAAACTTGTAAATGAGTATGTTGAATTTCAAGCATTAAAAAATAAAATGACAACAGTTGAATACAAGGAACATATTTTAAAAATGGATAAAATTTTAATTGGAAAGGAGGATTTAGATGGACGAAGTAGCAAAACTAAAAGCAATAATAGCAAAGTTAGAAAAAAGCTTAGAAGAAACACAAGAAAATCTAGATAAGCTTCAACAAAACGTAATAAAAAGGCGTGATGATGTGATTGCAGTTATGCGAGACGCTGAAAATTATCATCAGTTTGACGACAATATGGAGAAAAAACAATGATGACTGATAAAGATTGCATTGATCTTGAAAAATATGTGGATGATTTAAAAACTAATACAAGAGAAATTAAAGTTAATAACTTTATTACCTATCAAGTTCACCCACACAAAAATGGTCATGATATTCTCATTGTAACTGGCGATGAGAAAAATTTAGATAATGTCGTCGTACAGAAGTTTAAATGTAGGTGGCCTAAGAACAGAAACCCTAGAAAAAAAGGCTTTACTCATGGCTAAAAAAAGATATAAAAAGAAAATGAAATACGGTGATCCTTACAAGATATGTGCTAACTGCAAAGGGAATGGATTTGTTAGAATAATTCCATACTCAGAAACGCAGACATGCAGAGAGTGTAAAGGAGCAGGTCACTTTGAACAGGACAAAATAGTCACGAACCACGAACCAGCAACAGTCTCAACGGCCTATGTGCTTAAATTAATTGATTTGTTGAAGGAGTTCATAAGTGGCAAAAAAAACACCATCCATTAACCCTTTTATGGGGTCCCTGCAAATTTTAGCAGGGAAACTAACCGATAAAGAATATAAAACCGTTACAACGAGTATGTTTCGTTTGTATATGGGCGATAAATTAGGATACAGAGAAAGCTTTGATCCACAGTTTATGGCTGATATTAATGCTGTCTGGCAATTTAGAAAAGAAAAAAAATTAAAAACACAAGCCAAGCTTTATAAATTAAAGGTCATCAAAGGTGGAAAAGATGCAGATAAATCAATATAATAACTCTATGGCAAGAGACATTTTTTTAAAAGAACCTGACCAACCAAAACATAGTGGACAGGATATACACGATGTTATTGATGGTGTACATATTGACTATGAACATTATAAAAAAAATCGAGCTGATATAGATCGAACTATTTATTATCGTGACTTACTCTCTTTCCTTATTAAAACTTATGGGCACTAGCTTCGCAACGCAATTATTAAGTACTGACGTTGAGCCTGAAGAAAAGATGTGGCGTGGTGTGCTTGTTAACGCCCTAGAGGACGCTGGATCAAAGTCCCAGGACCGAAAGCCTTCAATATATAAATGTGATGCTCATGCATGGATTATGTCTAATGTGACTGATTTTTACACGGTATGTTATTACTCAGGGTTTGAACCTGAGCATGTGAAAGAAAGATATAAGATGGCAATCATGAAAGGAGATATTCAGTTTTCTCCTAGAAATTTTGCTTGGAAAAAATATGCAACACAATTTAATAAGTATAGAAATTGTAAGGAAGTAGAATCTAAGAAATATCACCGAAAGCATTTGACTCATCTTCGAGTAGCAGTGGATCTTTGTACAACTGCGTTTATATCGAATTTAGTTACGAGCATTTAAAAAGGGGCAGCTCAGTCTCCCGAAGTGCCCCTATCTAACTTAACCAAAGAACAATGTTAATATGAAAACAACTCATCATACATGGATCGTGGGTAATAAGTCAAGGATAAAATGTAGTTTATAATG